AATGGTAATGGTTTATTCGGTGGACGCGGTGCAGCAGCGGCTGACACAGCATTATTGCGTAACCCTCCAGAGCAAAACCAAGCTAACATGGATTTGATGGCTGCTATCGGTGCAGTTGACAAAGAAGTAGCAGTTAACATGGCAGCTATGGAAGCAGCAACGGCTGCTCAAACAGCTTCTATCAATGCTTCATTGAACTCAGTAGCATCATCATTGGCAACTCGTGTAGACGGCACAAAAGAAGCAGTCAACGCAGCGGCAATGGCAAACATGGCTCAATTCAATGCATTGGACAAGTCACAGACACAAAATTCAATCGCATTGATGCAACAGTTGAACACTGTAAACACTAACTTGTTACAAGCACAAAACGCTATTCAATCTGCAATCACAGCAGACGGAACAGTAACTCGTGCATTGATTACATCACAGTACGAAGCTAACCTACAACGAGAGTTAGCAGTAGCACAAAATGAAATCACTGAATTGCGCGGCGACCGTCGCTTGCAAGATGTTTCACGTGGTATTGAAGTTACTACAACTAACAACATTAACCAAATGCAACAACAACAGCAACAACAAGCCCAATATGGTCAGTTGACTAACTTGTTATGGGGTCTAAGTCAAAGCATTCGCAATGACAACTCTGCAATCAACGTTGGTAGCGGTACACAAACTTCTACACCAACTAACACAAATACTAACATTCGTTAATATTTAAGAGAACATCCGGGTGACCCCCGGGTGTTTTTTTGGAGAATCAAATGGATCAATATCAAACAATACAACCTTTACTACCAGTGATGCCTTTGCCATCATTACCTATCTTCCCGATGCAACAAAGACAATCAATGGGCCCTGCATTCTCGCCGGTTCTAGATGATGACTGTGATCCTGTCATAAGTTCATCTATCATCAGTGTCAACAACACAGTAGTATCACCATTATTACCGGTTGTGATTGTTACAACTAGCCCATATCTAGCTTTAACTACTGATTTATTCATCGGGGTAAACAATACAGGCTTAGTGCCTTTCTCTGTTGTGTTACCAGCGAATCCACAAACAGGAAAAGTCTACATCATTAAAGATGTATCAGGAACCGCATCTACTAACCCCATTACAGTAACGGCAGTAGGCCATACTATCGATGGCTCAGCGGGCGCAACAATTAACACCGATTACGGTAGCATCACTTTAGTCTTTGATGGCGTAGAGTGGTCAATAGTCTAACACAAAGGAAATAACATGTCATATACAAACAACCCAACATCAATCTTAGCCGGTACTGGCATTACAGTAACACCAACAGCAGGCACAGGAGCAAACACCATTACTATTAGTTCATCAGGAACACAAGTTCTAGCAGTGAGAACGGCAGTTGCCACTCCTGTAACAGTTGTAACAACCGATGAAGTAGTAAGTGTAGAAGTACCCGGTCCAGTTGCAGTAGCAGTTAACTTGCCCTTAGGTATTACTGGACAAGTGTTCAACATTAAGGACGGTTTAGGTCTAGCTTCTGTTGCAACACCTATTACTATCACACCGGCAGCCGGTACTATCGATGGTGCAGCTACAGCAACGATTGACGTACCGTATGGTTCACTAACTCTAGTCTTTAGTGGCACTGAGTGGAAACTAATCTAATATGTCTTACAGCAGACCCCCTAATATTTTGCGAGTGGGCACTGGATTAATACAAAACCCACCACCAAGCACGTTAGCTCCGGCTGGAGTCGTGCCCGTACAAGTAGATGCGGCAATCGCATCTACTTCTAATTTAGGAGTAGTTCAAGTTGGTAGTGGGCTAACAATTACACCAAGTGGGGTATTGTCTGCTACTGGTGGTAGTTCTATTATAGTTAATGTAACACTTACCGCAGTAAACTACACTGCGTTAATGACAGATTACTATATCGGGGCAACTAATAACAACATCACCATTACACTTCCTTTAGGTATATTAGGTAAAGTCTACTACATTAAGAATCAAGTTAATGGAAACATTACGTTACAAGGAACCGGTGGTCAAACTATCAACACAAGTGCATCTAGAACACTAGGAACACAAGACGGTATAATTGTAGTGTTCGATGGTTCAAGATGGAATGTAATTGCAGGTTAAGATATGGTGGAAAAGAAAGACAATCCATCTAATGTGGAGTTATTAAAAATAGCAAAGGATCTCGTTTATTCTGAATACGCTACTAAGAAAAACGACATTCACGAAAAGTGGGTGATAGAATCTTTATATCTTTGGCAGACTCAGCAAGTTAGAATGGCATATCCAGAACTTCCACCATATCCCACGGATAATGACGTTATTGCTAGGGCAAGACAGCTAGTAGACTTTATCAACACACCTAGACCAGATTTAGGAGAAGGTCCAATGAATAATATTGTTATCAACAATAGTAACTCACAGACTATTGAAAAAACAAGTCAACCGAAAACTTCGTTACTTACCACTGTTACTAAACTATTCACATCATTATGGAAACCATCACATGATTAATTTAAAAATAGGCAGATTCAACCTAAAGAAAAGTAGCCCGGATAATAGAGACCATATTCATAAGCCTGGGCAAAAAGAATTGCGACAAATAGTAGATTTACGTGAGTGGGCTAGTCCTGTGCAAGACCAGCTTGATTTAAATAGTTGTTCGGCTGTTGCAGTAACAGACGCTTACGAACTAGCAGTGAATCGACTATATCCAACCAAGACAGCAGAACTTAGTAAGTTGTTCGTATATTACAACGCCAGATTATTAGAGGGTGTAGAAGTAATCGATGATGGGGCAACATTACGTAGCACACTCAAAGCAGGTGCGCATTTTGGATTATGCTCGGAAGACTTATGGCCTTACAATTTTGCAAACATGAACATCAAACCAACACCAGAGTGTTATCGTGATGGCAGCTACAGAGTAATACCGAAGTATGAAAGGCTTTATGATTTACAATCAATACTAAGCGCAATCAATGATAACTATTCAGTCGTCATTGGATTACAATTATACAATGAGTTTATCAATCTAACCGAAGACAACTACACGGTATCATTACCAGAGTACGATTCAAAAAAGTTAGGAAGTCATGCCATGTCACTTGTTGGTTATGACTTAGAAAAGAAAATACTGTTAGCTAAGAACAGCTTTGGTAAAAAATGGGGACTTGACGGATATTGTCAAATCCCCTTTCAGTATGTTCAAAGTAACTTCTTTGAACAATGGAAGTTCGATATAGCTATACCAGAAATTACTTCTTCTGATTACCTTGATTGACGAAGCTATACATCTTTTCTGCGGCTTCTAGAATCTTGTCCATACCTGGAAACTCTGGCATTGCAACTGTTGTAGTAAGTTGACCGGTGCGCTCGTCACGTCCGGCAGTGATTTCCCAGCCATGCATCTTAACTTGATAGTCTTGCATGACTACATCCTTAGCCATTGCTAGAACGTCAGCACGAATCTCGTAGCCGTTTTTGTTGAATTTAACTTCTGGTAGTTTTGGTGTTTCTAATGACATAATGTGTCTCCTCTGTGTGTATTGTATTTTAGTGTGATTGAAAAATCAATCAATTCGGTGAGTTGGGTTCAACCATAAGTCTGCGAGTTTACCTCGTAGTCTATTAATCTCTGCGTAAATCTCACCTTGCTCTTTGAACAACTGTGTGTTCGTTTCAAGTATGCTAGGCTCGGGTACTTCAATAGCTGCCGTACGCTCACCGCCACTTCGTTCTTTAGTCTGTAACTCATGCTTACTAGCAAGATGTTGAATGACTTTGTTGTTTTCAATGCAATGCATATAAACTTCTGGAATGTGATGGAACTTAGCCCATATTAACATTTCAGCTAATAGTTGGTTAGCAATGCCTTGACGCTGAAACTCTTTGTCTACCGAGACAGCAAGTTCCCAAGAACCATCACTGTTCTTTGCCATGTGTCCCCATCCAACACGTTGTTCATCATTCCTAGCATACCACAATTCATGGTCTTTGGGATGATAGCACATGTTTAAAACAAGCTGGTCTATGTTGTAGTCACTAGCCGGATGACCGAATCGTGAGTAACGATCCTCGGTTGTCAATCCCTTCAAGTGTCTAGCATAGTCACCTATCTTATAGATGTTACCGTGTTGAATAGTAATCACGAGCCTTTAGTCCCTTGATTTGCTTTAAAGAGTTTGATTTCTTGGATTGCTTCAACAATGCAAAAGAAAGTTTCTTTTACAGTGTAGCCATACTCAATCATCAATGCAAGAAAGATTCCCAAGAAGGCTACAAAAGCTAATGTAACGATACCATAAAAGATATCTAACATTACTTAGCTTTCTTACTTGGCTTAGCGCAAGCAGCAGTTGGGAAGTAAGATTGCAATGTCTCAGCAAACTTAACGTATGGTGTACGGTCAGTGAATGTCTCAACAACCTTAGTTGTAGCAACAGAACCTGCTGTGATTGCTTCTTTTGTGTAAGCAGCTTGTGCATCAATAAAGCCGTTCAATGCTTCTTTGATTTGTGCTTGGGGAACGAATGTAGAAACGAATTGTTTCTTAGCGTTTTGAACCGAATCGACGGCTTGGAATGCGAAAGTGTTAATCATAATTTTCTCCTGTGTGTGTATGATTTGAGTTTTTAAGTAGAACTCTAACTACTTTTATTTATGCTATTATAACACGGTTTCTCTATATTTCTGTAGAGCTTTCTCTCTAATCAACGCCAATCTAATTTGAACGTAATCGGATACTTCATCATCTGCAAAAGGTTCAGAGAGTTTCGGACGACTATACCCACGTTGTAGGTCTATTTCGTCAGGACCAGGAGGACCGTAATCCTCATCGTCAATGTCACTTAGCTTTGCTATCTGCTTTTTTTGCAGGGGCTTTTTTATCAGTTTTGGGACTTTTGGTGGCGTCCACCTTCTTGTCCTTAGAATGGTCTTTCTTCTTAGCCAATTTTACACCGTGTTCAGAAGTAGTCGGTGCTGACTTTGCTGGCTCATCTGCGGCGAATGCTGTAAATGCGAAAGCGGCTAAAACGATTGCGAGTAGTTGTTTCATAATAAATCTCCTATGTATATATAACGCACTAGACATGTATTTAGTTGACTTATCCGCCTCGACCGGTTGACCTTTTTGTCGGTTTATTCGAACCGGGTTTTTGTTTAAGTTTTTCTTGTTGTATCAACTTTGCTTTGGCTGCAGGAACTTTTAATTTCACTGATTGCGCGGCTTTGATAGCATCTAGGAAACTTGTTTTCTTTTCTGTCATTTTGTTCTCACTGATTTAAGATATGTGTCTAGGTCTCCATACAAATTTAACATCATACTGATACGGTCATCATACAAACGAATGTAGGGTTTCTTGTTCTCTGTATTTACGTCAATGTAGTACGGGCACTTGATTTTCTTACCTAGTTCCATAATGAACTGATAATAGCTTTTGTCTTTTGTTGTAATGGGGTGGTCGTGATACTCTATATTGGCATGACGAAAACTTAAATCCCCGATTAACGTGAGGCGCATAAGTTCATCACGACGGGGATTTTGCCACCATGTTTTCATGGCATGTTGAAACGTTATCAAATCATCATCTAACTGGTCTAAGACAGTTTGAGTGATTTGTTCTTTGTACGTTAACTTAGTCATCCGGATAAACTTTAGTGCCGTTGTTCATAAACACAACACTGAATTTATCCGTTTTGAATTGTTTGTTTAGTTTACGACACAGGTTACGTGCATGACCTGGATTACTGAAACTAGTTTTCTTGTATTTAGGTATAGCTTCACTGTCTAAGTAATGCTGACTCTTTAGGTTGATTGGTTGACCGTCATAGAACACTGCCCAGATACCTGCCGCTTCGACAATCTGGTCACATTTGTAAGTCGCTTTATCTACTAGTTCGACTAAAACTTTTGGTTGTGTTCTGCTCATTTACCACTTTCTACCTTGCATGACTACTTCTACTACTTCGGGTTTTTGTTGGGAATTTGTGTCCAACAGCAACTTCATAATCTCATCACGTAGGGCTTTTGCATCTGGTAACAACATAGACACCTCACGTGATTGTCTACCGTCAGCAACAGCTACTTTGTCTATAAATTTTTTTATTTGACTCATGCACTATTTATACTACTATTTACCTCAGCTTCTGTTTTAAACGGTCCCATATACTCATATCTCTGTACGAAGATGTATTTAGGGCAAAACACAGGTTGGTATTCCTCACCTTGCTTAACTGCAAACCAGCCGGCGGCATGATAACACTTACTCTTTGGGGTTTCGGTGAATAAGTGTAGTTTTCGCTTCACATCAAATACACTGTTGTATACTCGGTTTTTTAATGTTGGGAAGACTGCAAAAGGAGGTTCCGTGCTGCCTACCTTAGAAACCTTTTCAAACTCAATGTGCGCCTTCTTTTCAATCTGCTTAGTGCTATCAAAGTGCTCAATGTTGTTTCCAATCTTTACATCGAATCCACTACCTTCAGCAATTACATTACCTACTTTTTTATTTCCGTCAGTGATAACCCAGTATTCACCCTTGACGATTGGTTTAGCGGTTAAGTTCATTTTGTTCATCCTTTGTTAATTTGTATACGAACATAAACTGCTCGTATGCTTTTCGCACAGCAGGTACTTCTAACATCTTCTGTGCTTCATCTTCCAATGCTTTTAGTCCAGCTTCTGCGACTTCTCTAGCACTGGGCCATTCAAGTTGTTTAGCACTGTCACCAAATACTACTACTAAATTGTCCCATGCTTGACGTTCTTCAGGTGTTAGTTCACGTTGTCTATCTTTGTATTGTAAGCGAAGTTCACCTGCTTTGACAATAGCCTTGGATAAAGCATCCTCTGCTACTCTACCTGCAGCAATCATTGGGGCATACATTGGGTCAACGTTGTAACGGGTAGAACTGCCACCTGGATAGCACATGATTAAATGTGAACCTTTTGGCAAGGCATACGACAACTCATGGTCGTATTCACTAACAGGTACAAATTCATCACCAATTTTTTCATAGAAAATTTTCTTTGTCATGCTTGAAGTTTCTCCCACATGTAATCTTTTTCTTTTACGTTTGCAACACACTTGAGATAGCCATCTGATATGGCACGATGGATTGCCAATTTGATGTTAGGCGGGCACACATCAGAAACTTCAATGCAAGCACGAGGTACTAACTTTACTCCGTCGCTCATTAAGAAGTCAGGATCACCTTGTTTAATTTCTCTAAATTTGATATCATTAGTAGCGAACGTCATTTCTTCAATTCATCCCACACAAGTTTCTTAGCACGGGCATCTAACTCTGCTTGTTCTAATTTGAACATTTCTGGAGCCATCATAGTAACCCATTTGACAACTTCCTCTTTGCCTGCATCAGTAAGACGGCAATAGTCAGAGCCAATTGCACTATGATAGTATAGACGTTGGTCTTTTAAAATCTCATAGAGCCCTGCGTAAACTTGATTAGGTAGTTTTTTCATGTAACTGACCCTTGTATTCGCTATTAAGCCACTGAGCATAAGCCGTAGCTTGGTCACTAATTTTCGTAAGTTCATATTTGCCACAGAATTTCATAAAGTGAAGACCAACTTGAGGAGTGGGAGTTACTTTCACATCACTGCGAATAGTAGAATCTACCTTGTCCTTGATATCTTGAGGTTGAGCAGTAAGGTCAATGAGCGTTTTATTAAGGTCATATTTGTCCTTAACACGATGTTCTTGACCGTTATGATCCGTCCATCGTTGTAACATAAAATTGTTCCACTTGTAGCCTTGAGCCGTTCTGTCCTCAAAAGCCTCTGTGATTCCAACAGAGTTTTTAGTGCCCTTTTCCCGCACCCCTGGGTACGCAGAGAATACATTGTCACCAGCATCACCCCTAATAATCTTCTTGAATAGCATATACTCAGGACTACCTTCTAACAATTTAGGTGTCTTGTCCTTGTTCAATACTTGTTTACCTGAATCCTTGAAGTATCCGTCAAGTGTAATAAGTTCATTTGTAACTCCGTTGTACTGATGTACGGAGTCGCTAATAAGCTGAAGGTAGTCGGTATCACTACTAACAATAACATGCGAATCATTTGGGTGTAAGTGAATAAATCGTGCAATTAAGTCATCTGCCTCAGCTTCGGGGTGACGCAGTACGGAACAGTTTGTTTTCTCTCGCAAGAAGGTTGTGAAAATGTCATAGGTCTCCCAGAACATTTCGTTTTCTTCTTTCTCTGCTTCTGTTGCAGATTGTTGTGCTACGGCACGATGTGCCTTGTACTGGGGGTAGATTGCCTTACGCCACGATTTACCTTCAAGCAAGAACACAACGTGGTCGATGCCTTGATTGCGTACAACCATATTTGTACTTGCAAGAGTAAGATGCAACGCCATCCCAATCTTGCCCCAAGTGTCAGTACCGCGACTTGCAATATGTCGAGCGCGGAAGAATGTATTTGCAGTGTCTATCAGAGCGTACTTAGCCATGTGTTCCTTATGTTCTTTGCGTATATTATACTACTATTATAGAGAAAATGCAAGCGTTTTCGGGGCGCTAACACCCTTTTTCTTTGCAAGTGTAGCTAAGGCAGCACGTAGTTCTGGGTAACGATTGTTGTAATCTTCGTTATACATTGTTACTAAAGCATGAACGTTCGGGCAAATTGTTTTTAGATTTTTAGGATCATTGTTAAAGTGATTACCATCCATGTGATGGACATGCAAACACATAGGCCACAAGATGTCCATTTCATCATGTGTGATGTTTGCATTGATAAGATTCATAAAACCAATTCGTGTATTGATCCAACAGCTAGTACGACTTTCTACTGTTTGACAACATTCGCAATAAGTTTTCTTATATTTCTTATAAGCCTCGTCTTGCAAACTTGTAGAAGTTTTCAAATGCAAACCAGTCTTCAAATCGGGTACTGGTTGACCATTAAAAACTTCTCGCAAGATAAACGCTCGACCGTCAGGCTCACGGAATGTGTCAGTTTCGATAAACTCTTTTACATCGGTGATAAGCAATTTACTGTCAACTGGAACGTGTACTGTAGAAGTACTGTGCAAAATATAGTACTCTGCCACTAAACGTTTTTGCTCGTCTGTCAAGTCATAGCTTCGAATTGTTTCTGCCGCTACTGCATGATTAGTGAAGCCAAACTTCATACGTGCGGCACGACCTGCAGTCTGTGAATAATTGTTATGAATAGTCGTAGAAGGTTCACGACCGATGATGACGTTGCTAATCTTAACATAGTCAACGCCTGCGTAGCCGCTGTCAATCGTTACCATCACAACGGGTGTGTGATGATGCTTATCGCCCAATGAAACACCCTGCTCAAGTGATTCGATTTTGCGACCATCAAACTCTTTGCCTTCTGATGTAGAGATAAACAAAGTGAAGCCGTATTGTTTGCACAATTTGCGAATCTCGCCGATGTATTCATCGAAGTCAAGACCATTAGTAGTGCCGCGGCGACCGATACGTGCCATCAATGCAGGGTATGTTGCAAAGAAATTCTTTTTGATAATAGCCCATGTTGCAGGATCAAGTGATTGAATCACTGTTGCAATTTGGTCACAGTATTGTTTGAAATATTCTAAGCCTCGGAACAATGTATCTTCATTGTCCAAATAAGGCTTTACATCATAGAAGGGAGTAGTGAGAATATCACGCGGCATCGGATCCAGATAGATGTTATTTGTGGAACCCAATGGTGTCAATTCTCGTTGACTATTTGTTGGTGTTGCAGTCAAAAACAACACTGCACAATTAGTGAGTTCACGGAGCTTTGTCAAAGTCCATGCTTCAAAATTGTTGTTAGTAACGCCTTTGTCAGCCTTTGTATCTTCTTTGTCGATTGTGCCAAACATAATGTGTGCTTCGTCAACAATCATTAAATCGAAAGTACCGTTTTGCGAGAGTAAATCGTAATTAGAATAGAAATACTGTGCAGTCAAAAACACCATGATAGTGTCACCATCCAATGTAGAGGATGTATAACCTTGCTCGATTTCTTTTTTGATTTTGTCAATGTCTTTGCTATTGTAGACTTTAACTAACTTACCATCTACAGTAGTGTTATGCAGGGTTTGCTTTGCTTTTTTATATGCACCGTCTACCACTTCTTTTCGCGGAGCCATGAAGCCAAGAACACGCTTACCGTCTTTTGCAAAGTTTTTAATAAACTCAGGAACTAAAGCCTTGATAGACACCGTAGTCTTACCTGAACCAGTAAAGGCATTCAGAACCATTTTGCGAGAATCACCCGCATGATAAAACTGATCCAATTGTGTAATTACTTGTTTTACCAAATGCTTGTTTTGATTTGGAGACAACGTAATATCACACACGTATGGATTGTATGTAGTTTTTGAAAACATGAAGGTACCTTTTAGATGAATAATACTATCAGTATATCATCAAAGTGAGTAATTGTCAACCTTTTTATTGTTGTAATAATACAACAAATTTATCACTTTATCTGAAGGTGTGATGCGACTTGCATACAGTTTGAGTAGGTTGCAGGGACGTTCATAACAAACAACACGCAGTTATCAACAAAGCTAAAGACACTATGCTCCTTGCTAGTGTTGATACAATAGGCTCTTCCAGTTTCTAGACGAATAGGTTCATTTTCCTGAATCCATTTCCATTGCCGGTAGTTAGTGTTCATCAATGGAACAATGATTCTAAAAGAGGGGCTGGGAAGTTTTGAACCGTTATCTCTATGCGGAGGGAAAAATCCACCGGCATCAAGTCGCAAGAAATGGCATCTTCCCATTGTTTTGAATGTGTCTAGTAATATCGGCAATTCAGGAATAGAGTCAACGATTGGTGTGCGTTGAGAAAACTGTTCTTCTTTGTAATCAGTACCGTTAATTTTATTAAACTCAAGCAAACTATCAAGGTCAGGTATACCTGAATACCCACCATCTAAACTAGTGACACTTAGCCCAAATCGGTTATTAGATTTTCTAGGATTATAAATTTTCCAGTCAGTCGATTGAGTTAAGATTGTTGAGGTAATTGCCAAGTCCCATGGTTGAAAATCTAGTTCAATCACATCGCCGAATGTTGCATACAGTTCGCCGGTACTTATCATGCTTTCTTCCAAATAGCCATGTATCTATCATACATATATGTCTCAAGTACACCTGCGAACAAAGGATCACCAACATTGTTCATCGTTTTAAATTCTTCTAGGTTCTTAGAACAACGAATATGCTCAGAACAGTCGAAGAAATTATTTCCTTGGGCAATCACTAGAGTTCCTACTGGTATCATGTTATACCAAGTATCATACACATCTTGGGTTACATGCTCTGTGCTAGTATTGATTACAATAGTTGGTGCCGATTCATATTGATATTGACACATATCAGCAGTTCTAGCTTTGAATCGCCATTCATTCATTTCATGAGGCTTGCACATTGAATCTGCGATAGATTCACACCATGGATCAATATCAATAGAACGTAATTTGTTTATAGTAAACGTACTAGCCTGAAACATAATACTAGCAAGTACACCTATCCAGCCACCGAATATATAAACGTCTGATGGTTCAAACTGAATCTTGTTCAATTCTTCTGTGAGCCAAACTTTGCTGTCAATCTGACCAGCCCAAAACGCATCGAGTGCCCTAGTTCTTTCGTTCTCGGGTAAATCTCTTAGCGCATTGAACCAATATATTAATTCGCTTGGGTTGAGCTTAATCATCAAGTATTTACTTCATTATCAACTCTTTGAGCTTTTTAGCTGTGATGACCTCATGTACACCTTTAACATCTTTCACAATCATTTCAAGTTCAACTACTTCCCATTCTGCAACGCGGTTACGAGGTGTATTACCTTTTCGAGAGTAATATGAATCACTGTTCATCACACCGGTCAAGAATGTCCGTAGTTGTCCAATCTTCTGAAAGATACGACCTGTCTTGTCGTAACTTTGGTAGACAGGAGTCCCGCTGACGTACATTTCGGGGTCATCTTTTTTTCTAATTTTGTAGAAGATGTTTATAGTTTCAGCTTCGCCCATAATTCTGTTTTCTCTAAATCTGTTTGAAATTCTGGATATACTTCATCCAAGTGTCGTTGGTCAATCTCGTCATAACCTTTATCCAACTTTTTACGTGCTAGTTTGTCAGCTTCGCCTAACGAACCTTCCCAATATTTGGTTTGTAGTTTAGCGCCCCTACGTCCCCAGAAAGTTACGAACTTACCGGGTGACCAGTAATATGTTTCATCGGAGTCGATACAAATGATACCCCACACTTTATCGTGAGTTCCTTCTTTACACCAAAAGATTTGTTTCTTACTCATATCAACTCCAACGTAAGACATACCATTCGTAATCTTTTGCATCACGAAAATTTATATAACCTAAGCCAACATACCACCGTGTCCAAGCATCGGGCTTCTTTGGATGTTCACCAAAATGTTCAGTACACCAATCAATGATTTGATTATATTCATCTGAAAGACGCCATGTTGCATTTCCATTAAGTTGCACAGTATACCATTTGGCACGACTGAATTTGTATTTGGGTTCTGGGTGCATTGGTAGCATGATTTCCTTGCAAAGATTGGTATCGTAGTAGCGATTTTTCAGCACTTGCATAAGCATACTCTTGCCAGTTTGGCGACCTGCACTGAACAATACCATTTCACCGGGCTTATACCCAGCAATGCTATTAACAAGATTTACTTGATATTGCATTGCCGTCTTGGTAATTGATTCCATAGTCTCAATATCAAACACTATAGTTTGTTTCTTATTCATTGCCACCTCAATGCCATCATTGTTACGATTTCTTTTTTAGTAATATCAAATGTTGAATAGTCGTCAGGATCATTACCCCATTGCTCGTCTATTACTGCCCAGGGACCGTTCTCAAAATCTTCTTCACCGAAGTTATATTCCAACCAATCAAAAACTTCATATTGTTCGTTCGAATGAACTCTAACTGTCCAGCGATTACCACGATGCTTATGCACCATGAAGTTGCCACGAAATTTTTTCAAACGTGCCATTACATCCAAGCGCCTGCTTCACGCAATTCGCTCATTGCCGCATTTCGATATTTAGGGTCAACTTTGATAAATTGAGGTTGTCTATTATCTAAAGCATCCGCGATATCTTTTGCGTCTTTCAAGCCAACACCCGTCCATGAACGAATACACTTAATCAATTTTACTTTGTCACGATAATCGTAAGTGCCAGTCAATTTGATAACATCATTATAATGACCAGTGACCATAGCAAAGAACACTTTCCCCTTAATGTCAGGATCAAGATGTTGAGTGATACTATCCCAAACTTTGATACCTTCTTCGTTGCCGTAGGCTTCTGTGACTGCTCGGATAAATCCCAAGCCAGCTTGTACAATTTGAGTTTCGTGTTCTTTTGGAATCATGTTAGTGTCGTGTGTGTTTAGTGTAATCAGAACCCAATTCTTGAACACCTATTTCATCTTGAATTTCATTCAACAATTCGTCAATTTCTTCCTCTGACAAAAATTCAGTTGGGTCAATCAACACTGCCTGTTTCTCAAGTTCACCTGAATCAGCCATATCCTGAATTTGTTGTATCAACGCATCAAGTTCTTCTTGGCTTTCAAATTCAATATTGTCAAAGCAGCCAGGTGCGAACGTGATTTTCATTTTTTTATCGGTCATTTTGAGTCCCTTAGTTTGTCAAATAAATGTGCCTTGTCGTCAAGGTATTTGACGAAAGAAATTTGGTCACGCCATTTAGCAAGTCGTGCGGCGAATCGTTCATTCCAACGAAGGAAGTCATCACGGAACCAGAATGGATTAACGATTGCCAGTAGCAACGTAACCAATAATGGTACAGCACAAAACGCTGTTACAAAATAAAATACAGTTTTGTATTTCGCCATTGGTGATAGTTTCATTATTTGATTCCTAAGATTTTCTTTTCTTCATCACTGAGTTTAGCTAGGGCTTCTCTTTTCAGTTTTGCTTTACGTGCTTTTTCAGCTTTAGCTTCTTGTGCTTTGCGGTCATCCTCTTGGTGTTTGTCCCACCATTCACGAACCTCGTCATCTTTCAAAACTAGAAAGTCAGCATGTCCTGATTTTACTAGTTCGGTCATTGCTTTACAAGCAATACGGGCTAGTTTGTCAGCTTCCTTTTTAAGGCGTTTTACGTCATAGTCATTACTAGAACTAGCCCAATTTGTGTCGTAACTCATGCAAGGCATTTTCTTTCTCCTTTACCACTCTACGATTGTATACATGTCAACAAATTGACGTTCCTCGTAGAAGAAACGAACAGTGTAGCCTTCACCTTCGAGAATCATACAGGCTTGTTGATACTCTTTAGTTTTGCTATAACCTTCGTTGACCCAAAAATCATCACGCAAATTAACAAAACGCTTTTTCTCAGTAGCTGCCTCACGAATCAATGTATAGACTTCATCAACTCGTTCTTGGACTGTGGGGCCTGCAAGTTTGCGAGCCTCTTGGGCTGTAATTTTAGTCATTTGAGCTTCCTTTACTTCTTTTGCATAGTAGTAATACGAGGAGAATTGACCTCGGTCAATCATCCATTGTTGAACGATGCGGTCAGCGTCTTCTCTGGTAGTTACTTCTGCTACTGTTTTTTCGCTTGAATAACCACGTGTGCAACCACCAGAGGGAGAGTAGAATTTCATTTCAATGACTTCAAACATTTTCTGTTCTCCTTAGTCTAACAACCAAACTTCACCTTCACGCTTTTCTAAGTTCATCAACTCAAAATCAGATTCGTATTCGCCACCGTTGTACGAACCACGCAATTCAGATTCCCCGTCAAACTGTTCTAACAACTTTATCAATTCTTTTACTTTCATTGTCATCACCTTTTTCTTAACTTAAAGATAGTATAACAGGGTTCGTATTTATTGTCAAGTTTTGGGCAAAATTAAGCCCCGTTTAAGGGGCTTAATGTAGTACTCAAGTATTACTTGCGACTGTTTGCTCGGACTTCGTCAAAAGTGTAAGACTTCACAAGTTTACCGTTTTCGTA